ATCTCCTCTAGTCAAGTCTGACATGTTGAGACAAATGGAATTAGAAAGAGACAAGCGTTTAGCAATTGTGCCTACCTTGAGGCAAAAAGCCGATGTTCCCGCCGTGTCCCTGTTCAATTAACTCAGCTATTAGCTTTTCTTCTTTTAATGGTTTAAGATTAAAAAACTCCCTATATTCAGGATATTCCGCATGGAATAGTCGGGCATAGAAACATATATAATCATTACTGATTTTAAACTCCCCTCCGCGCGTTTCTATTTCCCTATTCCATCGTATCCTGTTTATGATTGCCCAATGAGAATAATGCTTTCTGCCTGAGTTTATTGCTTCTAAGGTGTACTCCTTAAACTTCTCATAAACTTGTGGGTTATGTTTATGCCAATCCCACCATTTCTTTTTACGCTCTTGTAACTGTTCCTTTAATTGTTCTTCAAGCATCATTGTTATAACCCTCCGCTACTAAAAAAAGATCAATTTTTTCACTTATATCTTGTCTTAAAGGTATGCAAAAGTCCTGTCGGTATGAGGAGGGTTCTATTAATTCATAGTTTATTTTTTTAAATAAATAATCATGCAAAGCTCCGTAAGCCACCTTTTGCAATTCTTGTTTATTTTCTTTCAATATTTCATCTACAAATTTTTCAGTTCTTTTCATTTCATCACTCTTTATTTAATTTTTGTATTCAGCCCATCCCGTTGCTATAAATTTTTCTCCAGTTAACGGAGGATTGCCTCTGTGTATATGTGTAAAGTAAGCTGGAAAGACCAACATGCGACCTTTCTTTGGCTCAAACCTTACGTTTTGATGCAAGAATTCAGTCTCCCCGCCTTCTGCTACATCGTTTAAAAACAAAGACCAAGCTAAAACTCTATTCCTGTGCATGGCTCCAACATTTTCTGCATGCCAAACGTGATATCCCTCGCCTGTCAAAGTTTTTTGTACTTTACCCTCGAACACCATTAGGTTGTCCAAAAGGCTAGGGCAGTAAGTTTCAGTATAAATTTTTAAAATCACATCATTCATAAAGCGTGTGAAGCCATGAACATGTAAGTTAAATTTGGTTTCTTCCAGTGACAGAGCGCGTTCGGCTCCTAAATTGCCAAAACCTACAGTAGTGTCTTTTTTTTCTAAAGGATTTGAAGTGTCATATTGGTTTCGCGTAAGAGAGTGACCACGTTGTTTCATTACCTCAAAATGATGTAAAAACTCTGCACAATTATCATCAGTAAAAAAATCATCAAAGACAGCGATATGGTCTTTTCTTAAATCTGCTTTGCCATGTATATTGTTTTTTTCATTATTTGTCATTCGCTATGATCCTCCTTGAATAAACCCACAAAATGCTCTGCATCAACGAGTACAAGAGGGTTGCTTCTGTTTCTTTTTACTACCACAAGAGGCTCATAACCATTACAGTTTTCTTGTGCTTGGGCATAAGCTTTCCAAATGTTTACTGCTTCTTGGTTTTTGCATTCTATTGAGTAAGGAAATCTACTGCGAGATAACTTACCCATGATGATATCCTCACCTTGAGACCCCATAGGTCTAGACTCCATATCCTCCTCATCCATACCCAAGACATCTACAAGAAGCTTGGTAAACCATTGTTGTAGTTTTCTGCCTTTCGCTTTTGCGCTTTGTGTCTTCATTTTTTTCTTCCTTTATATGCTGATTCTCCCTCATCTATCTTTTGTATCTTCCCGCCATTTTTTAAAAAACTTTTGACAGACTCTTCTATCTCTTTGCTTTCTTCTGCTTTTTCAAAAGACCTATAACCCTTAACCCCGTTCGTATTGAGTCGTATTTGTTGGGAATGAAATCCATTTTGTTTACGTTTTTTCATTCTTGCTTTTATCCTTTTTGTCGTTTCTTTCTTTTTTTTCTTTGAATATCCGATCAAAGTTTTCTTGAAACGTATCCAACGGAACATCCATTGGTCTTTGCTTGCTTCCCTTGCTCACACAGCCTCCCTGGAAATTTCATTTACCAGTAAATATTTTATTTTGCAGCAGGACGCTGCTGGGTGTTTTTGTAACATTTTGAAATATCGTCTGTAGCCCAATGAAAATAATAGACTAGTAAATATTATTCTTGCAGCACGCCAATGTGCGATCCTGGGGGAGTTCTTTAAACATTTCATTCTTCTATAAACACCATAAATTGATCTTCACTTATCTTCACAATCGCCACTATATCTTTGCCTTTAAACTTTCTTTCTGCGCCAGTAAAAGACTTTGCCTTTACTATTGGAGTCTTAACTACAAACTCTCCGTCACTACTATCGATAATTAGTTTCTTCAACATCAGAAAGGTAGGTCGTCTAATGAGTCGTTAAACTCTTTGTTCTTTAGTAACTCGTCAACTTGAGCCAACAGTTCTTCTTCAGTTCCGTATGCCTCTTCAAATCTCTTTTTATATGGATGCCTACTGATAGGTTCTTTGTCGCTACCCATGCGATGATGCTCAAAACACAATGGCAAAACCAAGAAATGTGCATTTGGCTTAGTCTTGCCCTGTGTATGATGGATTTCTGCGGGGTTACTAAATCCTTTGTTCCTACAAACAATGCATCCTAGATCAGCGACATCTGCCATATGACTAGCCTCAGCCATATTCGGTTGTCTCCCCTTAAGCGCCATATCTCCTTCTCTCCTCGCGCTCGTTAACCATCTTGGTTCGCCACTCTTCAAAGCCAATCTCTAATGCTTTTAGCTTGACCCTCAAAGCAGACAATGCCCCTTTAGCAACACCAACTTTGAGTCGTGCCTTATACAATTCTTCAGAAGACTCAGCATGTGTATCTTGAGCGGATGACGTTTTAATGCCCGCACTCAAAGCTTTTACTTTCAACTGAGCATGTAGCTTCTTAACATCTGCATCACACTTAACCAGTTCATGCTCGACTTTCTCAAACGTCTTCGCCATGCTTCTAATCCGATGGGCATATGACTCTTCAACTTGATCTGTCATCGCGCCTCCCTTGGAATGCTTCTTCTTCTCTGCCTGAGATGATTTCACCAATCTCATATTCAAAGTTCTCTATTTTTGTTAACAAGCTATCCTTCTGCTCTACAGTCAATAACTCTTTCTCTACAATACCTTTGATTCTATCTAGTATTTCTATATAGCCATCGTAGGTTCTAATCGGTGTCGCCATTAAACCTCTCCTTTAGCTTTTTCACTGCTTCAACTAATTGATTTCCATACATAGAATCAAACACACGCTTTGCTTCAGCTTCTGAATACAACTCATCGCCATGATCGCTACGCTCCTTGTCATTCATAATTCTCCATCTAGAAAAATTACTTTCATAATCAGCGCCATCATCGTATATAAAGTTTTCCATTCTTATTCTCCTGTCTTTGTTTCTTTAAAGACCAAAACAAAAAGTCGATCAACAAAGAATGAGGAGTTTCCCCACGCTTCGTGACCGACTTCAATTGATTAGTTAAATCCAAGTAGGAAGATTGGAAGGTATAAAACATATACTCGTCTATAATATTTTCTACCTCCCGCAAATCCCTGGATTGTTTTTTAAAACGGGATGTCATCGTCAAAATCATCAGGCTCAGGCTCAGGCTCAGGTGCTGGCGCTGGTTTCTGTTGTTCTTGCGGAACATCTAAACGAGCATACTTGTACTCGTTGCCATTCTTAGATGTTCGATCCCATAGTGCGACTCGCATCTCCACACCATCTGCGTTTTCTGATTTCAACTTGGTGACAAGTTCTTTCAGAATCTCCTTCGATAGCATGACCTTACCTGTCCAATCAGGCTGATTAGCCGCCTTCTTGTAGTTATTGGTATAGATCGCGCCATCTGACTGTAATCTTTCTTCTGCCATTAGTTATTCCTCCGTTTGGCTTTCGCTTTGCTCGTCTAGAGACTTAGCTTTGTTTATAAATAATTCCTCTAACTCTTTCTTCTGATCAGGAAAGTCTGAAGTAAGTCTACCGATAGATTTCTTATTAGCTTTCCAATAGCTAGTTAGAGACTCTTTCGTGTCATGCATATCCATTGCTTTTCCCATGCCCTCAACGAAAAGGTTCGCCCACCCTTCATCAAATGTTTCGCCTTTAGATTCCTCTACAGGTTCGGGAGTCTCTTCCTTTGCCTTTTTCTTTGTAGGGGTTTTCTTGCCTTTAGGCTGAACATCGTTCTTCTCATCAGGCAATCCTTCTTCGGGATCAACTTCTAATTCTTCGGGTTCTAGGGTTGCGTAAACACCCATGCCCAAACCAAACATAGCGATATTCTTAACCAAACATCTCATTCGGTTATCGCTCACTTGCTTTGAGGTAGGATTTACCACAGGGTTATTTTTATAATCCATAACTGGTAAAGGCATACTTCTAATCAACTTGCCAATCTTTACAGATGTCACCACTTCAGCAGTGCCATCGGGTAATGATCGAAAAGGCATACCATCCCAATCATGGAATACATATTCAGCATGTGGATAATGCTTCATCAGAATAATCCACGCTCTACTCCAAGAAAGATAAGTTAACACCCCTTTCTCTTGCGTATACGCAGACACATCTTCTTTTGCTAACGTCTTCCACACATCAGCATAAGTAAGTTCTTCAATACTCATAGTTTCTCCTCTAATTTGTATTGGTTACAAAATTCAGCCACAGAACAGTAACTTTCGCATCGAACAGGCTTACCAACAGCCACCTCAATACTCAGATTCTTTTCGTCCTTATGACCACCTATATACTCTTCAGCTTCCTCTTGAGAGGAAAGAACACGCAAGGCGCTCTTCCTACCCTCTTTGACAACTCTGTAAGTATCTTCTTTCTTCCATCTATCGGCATCGGAACACTCAGGCAAAGTGCCACTTATGAGATACTCCGCTTCTGCTTCTTGATGTAATGAAACCTTTTCCTCAATAAACTTTAGCTGATCTTCTTCTGACCACATCGGTATATTGATGACTGTTACTGGCGCGGGAGGATAATCACCACCGCTACGCTCGTATTGGAATTTTGACCAGTCCCTGGATATCGCAACAATATTTAACTGGTCTATGTTTAAATCTGTGTTCTGACGGGCTAGCCATGCATAGCAGTTCAATTGTTGTACCCATTCGGGCTTTTCGTCTTTAAGCGCATTCATAACAGTCCACGCGCTAGTGACCTTGTAATCTTTTAACGTATTCTCTTTGAGAGAAATACTGTCGGTCTGACCACTGATAGTCCACCCATTGACCTCAGCGTACATACGCTCTTCAGTCATAACATCATCTTCGCCTTCGTTGGCTCTCTCTAATATGGTATGAACACTTTGCCCAAGCAGAATCCAAATTCGTTCTGATATATCAGCAGTAAGTGCATCTGCATTTTCTTCCGCTAGAATTGATATTTGTGGAGGTTGCAGTAGTCCAGTAATAGATTTGACTGAGTTACCTTTGGAGTAGCTATCATTTTCTACTGCCCTAATAATCTCAATGGGGATGTTGTGTTTGTTAGTGTATTTCAACTGACTCTCCACACTCGCCAAAAAACAGGCTCATTTATCTTTATGCCACTTTCCTTCAATTGTTCCATGTTGCTAGGGTAAATTGCCCTAAGAATAAACTTGCCTTCGGTGTCGCCACGCTTACACATAGAATATGCCCTAGAACGAAACCTAGAGGCTTCTTTGTGATCTCTGAAGCCAACACTATCGCCAATAGCCATCATCAAGATTGTGTCTCTAATGTAATCTTGCTTGACCCTATTACCTGTCTTAACTACAGGAGGCATAGGCACGTTCTTATCAATTGTTAAGTTCTCCATACTCCTACTCCGTCATCCATTTGTCTGACTGTAAATTTCTTTGCTGGATTCTTGTGTTTATATCTCAGCACAAAATTCCTAATTATTTTTACCTCTTGAGGTATTTTTGTTTTTGCCATACCGATATGTATGTGATCACCAACATCCATTTCATCTAGAGGAATATCATACTTCCTTGGTTTACCCTTACTCTTAGGCAAAGGGATTCCTTCTGTTATCTCAAACTCCATTAGTTTCTCCGATTGCGTTTTCTTGTGTTAAAATATAGAGGTGTTCTAGACCCGCCAAAGCCAACATAATCGTTAGCAATACTAGAATTTCTTTAAAGGTATTAATCACTAATATCTTCCTCCTACTATATAGTGTCTTCATGTAGTATAGATGATGTCTTGATAATGTGCAAGAAATGATTTATCATCCTATGGATGGAACCAAGAATGCAAATGTTAGATGGGTTAGTAGTGAAGCAAGCGGTGCGGGATGTAGCATCGAAAAACCCCGATCTATCTAA